CATCCTGAGCCGCCTTACGCATTTCAGTCTTGAAATCATCATCGGTCTTGGCGGCCTTCTTCAAGAAGTCGGCAAGACCATCAATCAGGATCGCCGACTCACCGGCTGTAGGACGTTTAGAGATGCGAACGCCACGACCCAACGGCTTGCCCTGATATGCCATAGAGCGAGATTACCTGTTCATGTGGACGGCTCTCCATCGGAGATAGCCGACCATTGTGTAGAGCATTCTGGGTGATTCAGCCAGCAACACCGACGGAGCGATACCTGTCTCGCAAGACAGATATGCGATCAGCCAATGGGCTGACTGCTCTCCAAAGGGGCGATCACGGCTTGCGCAGCATCTCCCAAAGTCATCGCCTCTTGCTCATTGCACCAGGAGTCGAAGTCCAACCCTGTCTTCTTGGTGCGATGCTCAGCATGCCAAGCGAGGAACGCGAGATCGGTGAGCGACAAACCATCCTCGAACTTCGCGACACTCTTGCTGAACTTCTGCTCGTAGGCGATGAAGTCTGGGAATGTGGCGATGACGATTCGGGTTGAGCCGTCGGATGCGCTGACCACTTCAAGTGGCAGTTTCATTTGTTACCTCCGCAGGTAAGGGTTGTGATGAAAGTTATGCGCCAGTGCCGGTCTTGGTGACGTTTCCGTCGATTGGCCAGGTGATGCTGGCGGTGGCAAGTTCACCGACTGCGCCTGCGACTGGCGTCCACGAAACGGGAAGCACGTTGAAGGCGTAGCTCGGGTTGGCCGAGGATGCTGCACCTGTGCCGTTTGGCTTGACGGTCATCGCAACTGCGGTGCCGTTCGCGAAGGCGTCGTAGAACAACTTCTCGATGGTCGGGTAGTCCTGATGCAGGTCAATCGTGACCGAGTGATCCTTCAGGCCTTGGATGCGGGTGACTGCACCCGACGAACCGAAATTAGTTGTAGCGATTTCCGCTGCGGTCAGGTTGAGGGTGACTGCTGCGACATACGAAGTGATGTCCGTGTTCGCGGTGCCGAAGGTGACGGCCACGTTTGTCAGAACTTGCTTTGCCATTGTTTGTGACTCCTGCCTTCCGGCACTAGAGGGGTTGGATTACAAACCCCAACACTACACCCCAACGCTTCACCCTCTCAAGGGTTAGGCGTACACAACCACCCTGAAGTCCACCATCAGGTAGGTCGTATCGTTCCCATCCATCGTCGAGATGTTTGAGGCGGTTTCAACGATGAGGTTCTGTACGACACCGCCGAGCGACTTGTCAGCCTCAATCGCAGCCCGAACCGAACTCGCACCCTGATAGGACAGATACCCGTCAAGGGCGTTCTGTGCTGAGCGTTCCGCAGCGCGACCCACCACGACCGACACCGTGAACGTATGAATAACCAAGCCTCCGCCCATCGCACCGTTGTAGGTGATGGATTCCAGCATCGGCCATGCGAACGGGGCATTGATGTTGTCCGGTTGCTGGGCATACGCACGAAGCCCAGGGATGGTCGCCAGACGAGTCTGGAGGCCTTCTTTGATTTGGGTGACGGTGGTTGCTGCGCTCACGCAAACATCCGCATTCGTCGATACGGTTCGACGAGCTGCGCGACATCAGGGTCAAGGAAGCGTGACACACGGATCGCACCGATGTCACCGAACCCAGCCACCCCGAGTGGCGAGTCGTAACGCTTGAAGATTCGTGACGCCTGAATGATCGTCGCCTGCGTCACCGTCGAAGGAATCGAAGGCCAGCCGAACACGGCAGTCACTTTCACCAACGCCTGTTCACCATAGTTCGCATTCAAGGTTGGGAACAGATAATCGCCGACAGCACGGATGCGGTCGTATGGCCACGTCAAACCATCCAGCACACCATTCAACGGCTCCAACTGATAGTCGAGCGTCGTCCACGTCACATCGAATACACCGTCACCGAGGCTGGAGGATTGGAGTGTGATCGCTGTGCCGGACACGTCATCAATCGAGCAGGTGAACTCGGACTCAGCGGTGAAGATGCGGGAGGTCGCAGAAGCAACAGCCCAGAACTGACGGTTGCAATAACCGTCAATGAGACGGCTCGCAGCCTCAGCACAGTTATCAATCAGGTCATCGTCAAGCGTGTCGGCTGTACCGATTCTGAGGGCGGCCTTGATTTGATTCCTGGTCGCGTAACCGTTGGTAATCATACGGCTCTATGTTACCCCAACAACACAGGAGGCCATTCAGCCCCAGGCTTCACACCAACCGTCAACAACCAATGCTTCAACTTATTCACCTGAGCCTCAGCCTCAGAATCCGAGTTCATCGAAATAGCCCCAGCATGACGCACATGAACCATCCGACTCTGCGAATCAAACACCACCCGATACCCGTGATGACGAATCTCGCACCACAACATCCAATCCGCCCACTTCACCGGACGCCAAGGCAACGCCACCGCCACCTCCCGACGCAACATAATCGACCCCCGCATAGGATTGAACCCCACCTCAAGAATCCGCTCAAACCCATGCGGATCAGGAACAAACGACGCACCCGTCGACTCACGACCCGCAACCGCAATCACCTCAGCCGACTCATCCAGATTCTCCACCGCATCAACCTCAAATAGGTCATCCACCCCAACAGGCCATACCCAGTCGGTCGTGCTGTGGCGAATCGCATCATTCCACGAATCCCAGAACAGTTCCTTGGTTTCAATGTTGGTCACGAAGTCGGGCGCATTCAGCGGCTCTAGTGACGCAATAATCACCTCGTCCGGCTTAGTTCGCATCGCCTGAATTGACTCACAGAACTGCTGACCCCATCGTTGCCAATACTCAACCGACGAACAACCAACAAGAGCGATGCTCATTTGTCCCATCCCAGTTCGCATCGACGTTCCAGCGACCATTCCTCGAACATTGGGTAAAGATCACCATTCCAGCGTCGAAGGTAAAGTTCCTGATTCGCCTGGAAAGATTTGGCGTTGGCCTCAGCTAGAGACGGGTCAGAGGCAATAGTCGAGGAGTTGTCGTGATTGACCTTGGCTGACGAGTGGACAATAGGGATTCCGTGCGCTTGCGCTCGACGCTCGAAGTCGTTGTCCTCAAAGTAGGCGGGATGGAAGTTCTCGCAGAATAGGCCGACCTTGGCGACTACGTTGCGTCCCACATGGGCGCAAGACCAGCCTGGACGACCGGCGAGGGTGATCGTGTCTGGGCTGCATTCACCGTGAAATTGCTGTAATGCGCCAGGCTCGAACCAGGCATCGGAGTTCAGTAGTAGCCAACCGTCCTTGCTGTAAGGGGTGGCTTTGATGCTGAGGTTCCATGAGGTTGCGACCCCGAGGTTGCTCGGCATGGATAAGACGCGATAGTCCTGCACATGACGCCGATCCACCAGCCAAGGCTGGTCATGCAACCCAGCCTTCCCACCATTATCGATGATGAGGAGGGTGCCTACGGGATAGTCGATGGATTCGAGGCATCGTTCGAGCAGGTCGTATCGGTTCAGGACTGGGATGACGATGACCGGCACCATGCCGACAACTCCTTCATGATTGGCTTCCAATGAGCCTCATAGACGCGATCTGCGGAGTATTGGGTAGCAAACTCCACAGCGGCCTTATCCGCCCCTCTAGGAGCCTCGTAGGAGGCTCTCAGGGCATCCACGATGGACGGCACCTGTGGGGTGCAGAACCAGGCTTTCTGTGCCGCATCCCAGAACGGTTGCGTCTCCACCTTCCAACCCGACCCAACCAGCTCCGGCTGGGCGGTGTAATCCGACACAATCACCCGAGTCCCACACGCCTGAGCCTCAACCACAGGAATCCCAAACCCCTCACCCATTGAGCAAGCCAACAACACATCGGCAGCCGAATAGATGGCAGCCAACGCACCCTGCGGGACACTCATCCGATAGGCGTACTGATCGATGATCTTGTATTGCTCAGGCTTCAACCCGCAAGCCTCCAACAGATGCATCAGATTGATTCCACCCATCGAACCCATCGACTCGGTGTGCAGATACAGGATCGCATCAGGTCGAGTTTGAGCGAAGATGGCGAACGCCAGAATGTTCTCAGCGAATGACTTGCGTGACGGGTTCACACCTTTGTTCGCAGAGTTCATCATCACCACAAACTTGTCATCGGAGATGCCCATGATTTGTCGACCAGTCAACTCCTGCTGACCGTTACTCCATTTGGCCGTCGGCTTGAACACACCCTCAATCCCATGAGGCGCATACAAACACTCAACGTCCTGAGCCTCCAACATTCGTTTCCCGAACTGCGACATCGCAATCGGCTTCACGTTCTTACGCTGACAGAATGCCACCACCTCAGGCGGGCAAGGCGCATGGTCAATCGGCACCCATGATGCGATGTTGGGGATGATGTCAAGCGACGTGGACTTCAACACCCACACATCGAACAAGGTCATCAGCATCGGTGGCAGGTTCTTGTTGCCGTTCGACCAGTCCATCCAATGCGCTGTCACCACATCATCCGAATACGGTGCCATCCCACGCGGATACATTTTGATCCCATTCCACATTGACGGCACCGCCTCGATGCCATACATGGCGTGGATCGCTACTTCGTTCCCTTCTTGGATGAGCCTCGGGACGAGCTGCGCGGTTTGGGTTCCGTAGCCGGTCGGGGCGAACGGGGCGTTTGAGTAGAAGAGGATTCGTAACGATTCGGAAGAGGCTGGTCGGCTACTTCCGGCAAGTGCGCTACGCCCCGACGCAGCAGCAATTCCGCTTCCAGGTCGGGTAACTCGACCGGCGTGTTGTTGACGATGACGAGCATTCACGCAGACTCCTTCGCAGGTTGCAGGGGAAATGGATTGAGGGGCGGGTCGCCCTGCGTGTCCGACCCGCCCCTCAAACTTACACCACCGTTAGGTGGCTTGCACTCGCTTCAGCGTTACGGCTGGAGCAGGTGCTTGATGTGGCTCGTCTGCGGCAGGTTGCCGTCCACGCGGAACTGTGCGCGGAAGGTGATGAGTCCTGCGTTGAACGCGAAGTCATCCGACCTGTCGAGGCGAAGGCCACCGACCGTGCGCACGAAGTACGACGGGAGGTGTCCGACGATGACGGACTTGGTGCCGGTTGCGACATCGGCCATCGACGGGTTCTCGTAGATGGGCTTGCCGAGCAACATGTCTGGGCTGTCCATTGCGAGGGACGGCTGGAACACGTAGTTGCCAGCGGTGTCCTTCAGCTTGCGGACTGCACCGATCGACTTGCCGTTCATCATCCAGCCCACGCCTGGGAGGTTGCGTGCTGCACCGTCCAAGGAGTAGAGGAGGTCGATGAGGTTGTCTGCGGTGAACGCGGTTGCGGTGCCTGCGGTTCCGCCAACAGCCGAGGCCGTGACGATTCCCTTTGGCTCAACCGTGCCGGTGCCGACCGTGAGGGCGGAGCCGACTGCGTAGCCGAGCGCGTTTCCGACCTGATCGGCGAGGAAGCCGAGGAAGTCGACACCAGAGTCGGTGAGGAGTTCTTCGGAAACCTGCGTCAGGAACGAATACTTGTATGCGCCCAACGTGATGAACGCGTTGAATGCTGGGTCGCTCTCGCCCATTGCGGCACCTTCAGCGTTGATCGTGCCGACCGAGTAGGTGGACAGCGACGGAATCTGGAGGTTCTCGCCACCTGCGGTGTTCAGGACGGTCGAGGTCTGAAGGACTGGCGCGACGAGGCGAGCCTTCATGATGACCTGATCGTAGAACGAGGTGGGGACTGGTGCGCCGGTGCTGGTCTTGACGACATCGCGACGCTCGAACGAGTGGCCACGCTTCTCACCCGAGACGAGTGAGCGGAGGATGGCGGCATCGTCGGCGACTGGTGCCTGTGCGACTGGGCGAGCCTGGTCAGCGATTTCGCGGGTTGCGGCATCGAGACGAAGTTCACGAGCCTCATCCTCACGGAGCTTGGCGATCGTGTTGGCACGCTCGTCGAGTTCCTTGGAGATGCGCTCGTAGGTCTGCGATTCCTCAGCGGTGAGGTCACGCTTCTCTGCTGCTGCCTTATCGAGAATCGACTTTGCCTCGTTCCAGGCGCGGTTGCGAATCTCGACCTGGCGGTCGATGTATTCCTTCATGGTAGTTATTCCTTCTCCCCGTAGGGATGATGTTGATGATTGTGGATACGCAGGAGGGTTAGCCTGTCGCGGCTCCGCGATCAGCAACACCGAAGGCT